TGGACCTTGAGGACCGGTGTCACCCTTGGGACCGGGTTCGCCCTTCGGGCCTGTTGGACCTTGAGGACCGGTGTCACCCTTGGGACCGGGTTCGCCCTTCGGGCCTGTTGGACCTTGAGGACCGGTGTCACCCTTGGGACCGGGTTCGCCCTTCGGGCCCACTGGACCTTGAGTAACACTTCCGGTCGACGCATTCACCCACTTCAACTGACCATCATTGCCGAGGGCAAGAACCTGACCCGCAACCCCACCGGCAGGAAGCGTGAGTGTATATTGGGTAACTCCGGGCGCCGGAAGAACAGCAGAGTAACTCCACAGATCCAACGGATGATTCTTGTCATTCTTCTCAGTGACGAGAATCTCGAAAGTTCCAGCGCCAACTGAAGTTGCGTTGACTGTCCAAGAACCGGCCCAAAGCCAAATCCCACGACTGAAATTCATGGAAATGTAGCCTTCGGCATCAAGGCTCGCGGTAATCGTCTCGCTTCGAACCCTGACGGAAGGGGAACCAGGAATGACAGATTCCAGAATCTTTGGCGTGAATATGATGTCGCCCTTGGCCGGAAGTACGTCGGGAAGCGCATCGTCTCCGGGACCGATGTCGGCTACAGCCCTGAGAACTCGGCCGGAGACCAGTCCGACCTTCCAACCAAGAGTAGTGACGGGTGTTTCATTCACAGGAACAGTCATTCCTGGCTCCTCCTTCCATTTTGACGTTACTGAGCCGGAACAGTTCCAGGCTCAGGTTCTGCTTCGAGCTCGGGAGTCGTCGAACTTGCAACAGAGGTGTCGGTGTGCGACTTGGCGACGAAACCAAGAATACCACCGAGCGCCATGACAACAGTGTACGCAGGAGTCACCCAGTTGGGCTGCACGTACGCGCCGTTGCTCGCATTGCAGAACAGTGTGATACTGACAAGTGCCAGAGCCGAAATGGCCCAGACGCCGTAACAGAAATCACGGAACTTCGGATTGCTGATAGTGATTCTAGTCATTACTTCACCTTGATCCTTTGACCAACAACAATTGAATTCGGCACAAGACCGGGGTTGAGCGCGCAGAGCTCATCAATGGTCTTGCCGGCAGCCGCGGCAATGGCCTTCAGCGTATCACCTCGCTTGACTACAACGAGCGTGTCAGAAAGTTCAGCAGCGGGGATGGTTCCGGGCTCAGCCTTGTAGTAATCGATGTAAGAATCGATCGATTCCTTAACCGCCTTCACCACCCTGTCATCATTGGTGATTCCACGAACAGCCTCAGTGATTGCGTTCTTCATGTCATTTACAAAAGCATCCTGCCACGCCATGATGGTGCCGACAGAAACAGCCTCGCCCTGACGACGATCATCCGACGGAAGACCGTTCCTGACAACCTTGAAGTTCCACACATTGGCAGGAATCCTGTTGAAATTCTCAGGAAGCCAACCAATCTCGGTCCTGAGGGTAGTCGTACCCTCCTCTTCCGAACGCTGAATCTGAGCGTCAAGAATTGCGTTGGCAATCTCCTCTGCCGAGGGCATGTCATCTCCTTCTTCGTAATCCACATCGGTTCCGGCACCACTGAGACGATCCGTCCACTCGACGGCAAGATCTGCAAACGTCCTGCCGTAAGTGTTGTACGTCCCGCTTGGGTTGCCGGAGTTGTAAGTCGAGCCAGCACGGGCCAGACTCTCCCAGGAGTAATCCCCACCACAATACGACTTCAAGAGATTGAAGCCGAACACACAGTTCCAGTAAGGATCCCACCAGGGGTAGTCGGGGTTGTTCTTGAAATAGCCCGGATAAGTGATCTGCGTCGGGCCAACGCCATTCGAAACGCCGCCACCGAGAACCACCGGGAGAAAGTCATTCTTAAAATTGTCCTCGGTGACAAGGCCCCATCCTCGGCATGCGCCCCCGGCGTCATGACCGTAGATGTTGGGACCCCCGGTCTCCTTCATGATCATACCCATGGCCACCCCAAGGGGCAGGCCCGTGTTGTTGCTCGCTGCGACGATGGCCGTGGCGTTGGCTACGCCAGCTTGGTTGAGAATGTCAACCGCTTGTGCCATGTTGCGCCCTCCTCGCATCGTTCAGTGCCTTCCTCCTGGCGATGGCCGAAGAGGTCAGCTTCTTGTTGCCCTTCTTGTAATTGTCGGGGTTGTTCTTGATCCCACAAATGTGGATCAGAGTGAGCAACCTCGGGAGCGGCCACATTTCACAAGAAAATGGAATACTGTTGGCCGTCATCCAGTAGTAGACGAGTTCCGATGTGATGAACTCACGAGACTCCTGCCGCTTCTTCGCGTCACTGAACGTTGTGGCAGTCATCGGAGATTCAATGTAATGCTGGATCTCGCCAATCTTGTCCTCCGGCATGTAGATGTACACATTCGGATCAACATCCTCCGGAGCAAAAGTCATCATTCGGATGTAGTCCATGATCTCAGCGTTGGACTTCTCCGAACTCAGGAAGGCCTTGCAGTACTTCGCCTCCCATTTTGAAATTGCGAGAAGAGAATGCTCAAGACACAAAGTCACAGGCTCAATGTCAATGAACTCCCCAGTGGTCCGATCATAATACTCGTCCGCATCAATGTTGATCTTGAGCACTCTCTTCTCCTAGTTTTGTCAGCCGCCAGCCTTGACAGCAGCGACGAGTTCGGTGATGGTCGGAAGCGTCGACTCGGTCGTGGCAGAGCCCTCAACCTTATCAAGAATGTTCTTGAGCTTGGTACTATCGACAATCGTCGAGTCGAGAGTGAACGTAGCCGACGGATCGAAGCCCTCGACAACCTGCTTGACCGCAGTGACGTCCCAACTGAAGCTGGTCGGCTCCGGAGAGTCATTCACAGTAGCATGCTCCTTCTCCGACGGAGAAGCCTTCATGCCATACACGAAATGGTGCTTGTAACCAGCATTGTCATTCGTGTCCGTCCCAACCTTGGTGCGGTAGTACAAAGCGAACCCACGACGGTTCTGCTGACCGATGTACGCACCAGGAGCAACCTCCATAGTACCATCACACTGCTCGAACTCGGACGGATACGTGAAGGCCTCGATCGAACCCTTCCACTCCTCGGGCGAATACAGTGACAGATACTTCATGTTGTCAGCGTACTGAGCGTTCTCCTCAGCACCCTCAGGAGACTCGGTGACAGTCTTCAGACCGTTCCAAACCACGCCCTTTGCGTACTCACCATTCGGCTTCTGAACGAACAGAACACCGTGATCTACGCCAGTTTCGTACTTTCGTTCGCCACTGGTGTCCCAAACGAGCTTAGTCATTTCAACTCCTTAGAACCAAATATTGAAAGTGTCATGGTTCAACCCATCGGCAGCGTAGTGCCGCTCATGGACACACGCGGGCAAACCAGCGATCTTGTCTACGATGGGACTGTCCGGATCCTCATCTATGACAGTCACCTGATAACGATGGATGTGGCGATACGGAACATTGTCTGCGAACGTGGTGTCGCCCGGCATCCTTTCATACACGATTGCTGGATACTTAAGCATCAACTGTATCGGAGGTTGGAAATACACCTGACGCGAACCAAGACATGTCTCCAGCACAGCTTGCAGATCAGTTCGCTTGGCCATTGTAAACCCCTCCCAAAGTCAAGACGATACGTGGCCGGTTGATCTCGATGTTGGTTACTTTCCATTTTGAACCATTCATTACAACGTAACGAATCGCTCCGATGTTCTCATACATGAACGCGTCAGCAACAATGGAAATCTGATTCGAGATCGTAAGATCGTCATTGGCTTTGTCTGAAGGAGACCAACGCCAGGCGTGCTTCAACAGATCCCCACGATGCTTACGCTCCGTAAGGGACGGCCTCCACACGCCCGGCGCGGTTTCCTTCAAATGTTCATAGCCGATGGATCCACTGAACTTGGCCATTGGCTAACCATCCAGCTCAGTTAGTCTTCTGCTCGACGACAACAGCGGAGTAAGGCTCGACAAGAGCACCCGAGAGACGAGTCTCGTACAGATACTTCATCTGGTTGTAGTCGATGTCGAAGTCATCGAAGAAGTTGACCTCGCCGCCCTTGTTGGTACCGATGTTGTAATCGCCCATGTTGACGATGATGCCGAGAACATTAGCCGTGCCGCCGCCCTCACTGGCGCCAAGAGTCCTGGTGAGGCCCTTCATGGGGTCAACATCGACGATGTCGCCAACCTCAAGAGCGTTGGCAAGCTCCTCACGGGTGTTGTAAAGCCTACGACCCATCTTGTCGCGCTGGTGCATCATGTCGAAGATGACCTTCTTGTGCGCGAAGAAAGTCGGGTTACCGGTACCCTCGTAGTCGAGCATTGCCTCGGCCACAATGTCAATCAGCGCACCATCGGCGAGCGACGTATCCTTGGAAATGGTGTGCTTGACACTGTAAAAGGCGTCATCAGAAAGAATCGGGCGAATGTGGTCCTCCTGAATCTTGTCGTCAGACGCGACCGAGCGACCGTCGCCGAACAGGATCGCGCGAGCAAGCTCTTCCTTCAGCTTGATCTGCATCTCGGCCTTGATCCAACTGACAACATCGAAATCAGTGATGTCGAGGATGTCGTCACGGTCGAGCTTCTGCTTCTTGTAGACGGTCTGCGGAGTGGTCTCCCGACGGATCAGCTTGAAGACCTCTTCCTTCTTCAGCTTGCCCTTCTGGTAACCACGGGCCCGAGCATCGTCACCGGAGATGTCGGCGAAGGTGGCACGAACCTTGGCGAATGGAGTGTGCTTGGTGTTGCCAACAATGGCCTGAACCCACGGCTTCTCCTTCTGAATGAACTTCGGAGGGTTGTTAATCTCATTGGCGTCCGGGAACAGCAGCTCGATATTCGAGATGCCATAAGTCTGCGCGTGAGCCATCACAGATTCGGACAGGGTGCCATAAGATGCAGCCTCATCGAAAATAGCCTTGACCTGAGAGTGCTCAAGCTTGGGACCGCGATCAACAGCGGTCGAATCGAACACATTGTGCTTCACGTTTGCCTCCTTGGTAGCAGAATGCGCAACATTGTCGGCGGGCTCAGAATTCTCATCATCCTGCTTCTCGCCAATAGCCTGATCTACGAGATAAGTGAGGACATCCTTCTGCTCATCGTTCATGGTCTCGATGATGTCACCAATGGTCCTGTTGTCCTCGTCATCATCGCTGCTACCAGAATCATCGGTCGAAGCTTCATTACCATGCTCAATGGTCATACCGGTCGTGATGATCGCCTCATCCTCCTGTTCCTCGACGAAACCGTCGGAATGCTGAATCGCGACGGTGTCAATCTTCGCACCAGGATTTGCACCCGAAAGAACCAGAGACACCTCACGAATCGCACCGTGAAGAACATCCGAGCCCTTCTGAATCAGCTTGTTCGCGTAGATGGACATCGCATTGATGTCACCGTGCGCAACGAGTTCCTTCGCATTTTGACCGGCAGAAGTCTCATTCAAGAAGCAGTAGGCGTAGACGCCATCTTCTCGATTCTCGAGGTCAGCGTGACCTAGGACATTGTCCGCCGAATCATGCATGTGCTGCCACACAAGCGGCACTCGCTGACCATCATCATCCTTGAATGCATCGCGACGAATCGTTCGACCATCGGAGCACTTAAGATCGTTTCGCGTAGCGTAGCCACTGAAATCAGGCTTCACCATGCGCTCCTTCCTCCTGAGGCTCCGAAGGTACCTCAGGCTCAGTACTTACAGGATTCAGATTCTTGTTCCGCAGAACATCCGCATTCGGATCATTGGACGGCTTCAAACCGACAATGGCGCGGAACTCATTGGAACTCATAATCTCATTTCTAGTGAACTTATCCGCAATTTCAGCGATTTGCGACGTTGGGACAAGCTTGAACGGATCTCGAATGTACATTACATCCTGACCACGAGTACGCGCGGTCTTCGTGATGAAACGCCTACGAATCGCATCAGCGATGGCATCCAGAACAGGAACCAACGTATTGTTCTGATAGTTCAACATCGCTGCTTCTTCAGCAGTTCCATCGAACACCGCCTGGCTGACCCCAAGCTCGGAGTACAACTTGTTCTCCAGGTACTTGACCTGGGAGAAAACGTCATTCTCCACGGCTCGGTTCAGCTGCGTGATCTTCTCAGTACCGTCTGTGTACGCGATTCCGTACTTACTACTGGTAAGCTGTTCCTCGATCTGCTTTCGACGAAGATTGGCCTGATCCTGACGCGCCTGAGACTTCACCTGGTAAGGAAGCTGAATGATGAGATCCAACTTTCCAGCTCCGACATGCTCATCGACAACATCGAGAATGGCCAACTTTCGAACGAGACGCTGAAGAGTGCTATTGGGCTCGTTCATCGTGACGAAAAATGGATTTTCCACCACAGCGACGAGTCTCTTCGGAAGAACAATCTCCTGCTGCATGGCGATCTTCTCGTTGTACACCCGTACACGAACATGCTCAGGATACCAATTGACAACTCTAGCCACACGAAGCGTACGAACATCGTAGGAGTCCGTTCTTGACGGGTCCAAGTCGAAATCGGTAGGAACAATCGCGATAACGCCTTCACTCAGCAGAGACACAACAAGATCAATCAAGAAAGCCTTGCCGGACTGGTCGATGTTGGCTTCCGTGTTGAGACAGTACTGCAGTCCGCTGTAAATGGTCTCGGCATACTTTCCATCTTCGTCCTTGCGAACGTGCTGAAGACCGATGCCGGCAACATCAACCGCGATACGATTGTAAATGCTGGCGACCATCGACATCTGAGATGTCCAATACATTCGCTGCCGACTCGGCAACATGGTGTACCCAGGACCGTAATCGACATACTTATTAGGAGACCCGTTACGAAAAACATTCCATGCGTGAGCAAGTCTTTGCATGAAACCCATGCGTCCCCCCTCTTTCTAATATCGGTTCGGACCGTCACTTTCGTCTGAACGCATTACCGAGATCCTTAGTTTTCGCATCGCGTGCAGTCTTGTTGGACTTCGCCGTGCCGGAAGACTTATTACCGTTGCCATTGTTCTGCCCAGGCTTTGGAATGGTTCTGTTGGCAAAGGAACTGACATATGACTTGGCATATTCCTTGCCGACCTCGGTCATAACCTGAGTACCGATCTTAAGCGAAGCATTGATGAGCTTCTCGGTAGCAGTCTTCGGACGAAGGTCGTTGTAAGCCTTCTCGAGCTGCAATCGCTTGGTTCTCGCGGCTAGATCCTCATTCGTCAGGTACTTGGCTCGAACGTGGTCAGTAGCAACCCGATGCGACGCATCGTAACTGTTTTGCTTCGTGGGCTTCGTCACCGGCTTCAAGTTGTTCGACAACTCCGCCCGAGTCTTCGTCTTACGTACACCCCACTTCATACCCCGGACGCCGTGATGATACAGCACGTTCTCCATGGCCCTCACCTCACCTCACTCGAAGTTATCCTTGTTCAACTTGAAAGCAACCCACGCGTCAAGCAACGCGGCAAATGGGTCGATCTTGTCTTCATATCTCTTCTTCAGGAGCTTGCGATTGCCGTTCGTGTCTTCCATGGTGATGGCATTCCCCATGGCGAAAGACATGATCGCTTCGTCAAAAAGAAGAAGACGTTCTTCGGCCAGATGCTTCAATTCACCAAGCGGAACACTCTCCGTCTTGGCGCCCTGAATCACTTTTTCGATCCCATAAGGACCGTTCTCCTGCTCCCAACGAGTCACGAATTCCTTGGCATTGTACGGATCGAACCCGAACGCTCTCACATCGTAATTCATCTCATCGATGAACTTGTCAAGGTCGTCGTAAACCTCCATCATGTCAAGAACCGTGGTTCCGATAACTTGGAGGGACCCCTCTTCGAGGAACTCGTTGTACTTCACCCTGGTGGCCGCCGGCAACTTCATCAGAGTGTTCTCAGTAATGTAGCTGCGGGTCTTCACGCCAAACTGATCACGAGAAAGTGGGAACAAGAATGTGAACGCACAGAAATCGTCGCCCTGAGAAAGGTCTGCCCCGAGAGAGCAGGGCATCTCCCAGAACTCATGATGCTTGTGCGGAATCGTGTCCTCATAAGTGAAGAAATACGTGTACCCTTCCATGGGGATTCCGAAACGCTTGGCCAGGATGTCGTTGCGAACCGCGGGGACTTTCTCCATGCGCTCGACATCTCTTTGGTACGTCTCGTATGAAACTGTCTTACCGATGTTCGGACACGCCTTGACCCACATCTCTGGATCCGCCACTTCCTTGACATCGTCCAGCTTGTAGTGCCAGATCGATGTGTGCGGATCCACGTACTCGCCGCGAAGAATGCTCGCAAGTTCCATTTTGACGCTGTCACCAGCGCCGTTCCTGACCGTACCCTCGCTGCTTGTCGCTACGATGATGTAGTCAGGATTCTTACTCGCGCCCTGTTCAAGAGCGCCGATCACATCTTCACGAATGTCACCAGAGAGCCACTCGTCGACCGTCGACACCTTCGGCCTCAACGATTGAAGCTTGTCAATGGTCATCGGTCGGATCTCGATGATCGAGTTTGTCAGGAAGTTCTCGATGCCCTTCTTCGTCGACGCGAGCTTCTGCCGCTTGAGCCGGTTACCAGTGGTGTTCTGCAACGAACCCTCGGTGAGGAACTGCATCAACGGTCCACGAGCTCGACTCATGGCAGTACGAATGGGAGAAAGGATCTCCTCAGCTTGTTTCATCGTCGCCGACGTCACAATCTGCTGTGTGGTGGCCGTGTCCATCGTCAAAGCGTACATCTGAACCAGCGTATCGTACAAGGACTTGGCTGATCCACGCGCCGTGATGATGTACTGCTTGTTCACGAGCGGTTTGAGAACACGCTTACGTACGTAATGCCCACCAGGTTTATCCTCGAACGGCTCATACACCGTCGTGTCCACGAAATAGTACCAACCGTACAGCTGCTCGCCCCAGACCAAGAACGATTCAAGCAGATGCAAGTCGCTTCCGTCGGTGAGAGTCATCTCTGTCTCGCAGAAGCGCTTCCATCCCTCGACTTCTTCGGGATCATAGTACACGCCTGGATTGGCTATGAGACTGTCGATACGGTTCATCTCTGCTGCAATCTCTTTGCACACAGGGATCTCGCCATTGATGACTTTTTCACGCCAGATACCATAGTACTTCGGCGTGGCGATGTTCGAAAGCCCGTCAAGGGCTTCAGACATGTCCATCTGCCATCACGACCATACGGAACTCGTACTCCTTGATCTGATTCTGCACAGCCTCCATGACATATTGCGACGTTGGCGGGTCGAATGCGATTCGCACAGACTGATACACGTACATCTTCACCAGACTGAGCAATCGCTTGTCGCTCGTGAAATCGTCCCACACAGCAACCGCGTCCTCGATCGTGTATCCGTCGGCAGGACCGATGCCCATCTGGTGAACAAGCGTCAACGCATTGTTGATGCACACGATGACATCAGTGTCGAACGCTGTGTCATCGGGGTCAAGGCCAAGCATGTGCTTGGTGGAGTTGAGAATGCTGTTCTCCATGATCATTGTCTCCATGGTATTGTATCGTTTGGGCTTCGCTCCAAGATACGCCTCGGTAAGAGATTCTCATCTCCATAATGGATCGCATTGTGCGTCTTGTGAGAGCAACTGATCAGAAAATCAGGGTCCAAGATATCCGGATCGAAGAATTTGATTTGATTCGGTCGAATCGGGTTCATGTGGTGAATAAGGATACGACCATTGATTTCGTACCCCTCAAGACCAAGATCGCAGCCATTATCGCGAGATATGACCTCATCTCGGACTCTTTTCCACTCAACGGATTGGTAAAAACTTTGATTCAAATAACGATCGAACCCGAACGTCTCATATCCAACACCACCACCGATTCGCAAGTAATTGTACCGATCTTCGATGGTGTCAAGAAGAATAAGGGCGTCATAGCTCTTTATCACTTCTACTGCTCCCATATGACCGCATGGCATCAAGCGCTTGCTTGTACAACTCTTCAACACGCGCTGTAGAAGCCAAGGCTTCCGTCTTCGCCTTCAACAGCTCGTTCTCCTTGGCGAGTTTCTCCTTTTCGAGCCTCTCACGAGTGGTACCGAGCTTGAGATAGTGCGTGATGACCGCCGAACTAGCAGTTCCCTCAGCCAATTGCTTCTCCGCGAGGTCCACCGCCAGGGCGATCATCTGATTCTCGCGCCCTTCGACCGTGGTTGCCGGCGGACGGCGACGTGTTTTGGATTGCTTCTTGCTCGCCATCTAGCAGTTCACCTCCATTTGGATGTAGTTCCGGTGAGTCTTGAAGTGGTACGGTGTAGAAAGGAACCATCGAACTTGTATGAGCTCAACCACGATGCACAAATATACTAGTTGGATGTTAGGAAAGGCACCGTACCACCACAAGGCCCACCGGCGACCTCCCCACAAATCTCCCCCCGGAGAAAATATGAAGGGGCCGGCGATGAAGGAGGGGGGTAGGTCGAATATGACCCCCTCGGGCCTTGTATCATTTTTATTTTTTATTTTCCATATTTGTCACGAATTGTTTTCCGAACGACGAACCTTCTTGAAATTTTGCGAAGGATCATACATAATAATGTCATTCATCGCATTTTCAATTTCATTTGATTCATCGAACTCTGAAAGTTCGTTTGAACTTGTTGACACACGAGCAAGCAGTGCACAAGTGTTGTAACCTTTGCTTGTGTCGAACTGCAACCAACGATCGAACTCATCGAAAGGATTGTAAGGATTGTCAATCGTTGTCAGCATTACTTCATCAGACTCAGACACAACTGTTCACATCCTAATCTGTCGTCATGCCAAAGCACGATTGATAGTACTTACACTGACGCCCAGAGCATCGGCTATCTCAGCAACCGTGTAGTTGCCAGAAGACTTCATTGACTTAGCTCTTGTGATCTTGGCTCGAGACAATGCTGTCTTGGCATGAGGCATCGAGTACTCCTTGATCTGGTCCAGATCACCATTCTTCATGATCTCGGACAACATGTTCGAGGAGATGGCCCCGGCCTGGATGGCTTCCCATTCCTTGGGCGTGATGTTGACAGTGTTCTTGTTGGCGCCCACTCTTGCTCTTGCTTCGGCAAGCGCACGACGTTCGATCTTCTTCTGTTCGTCGTGATCCATTCCTGGATTGGCATCAACCTGAAGCTTGACCCGGGCGTTGGCAATCAACTGGGCCTTACGTTCCAGTGGTTTGTTCCGGTACGCATTGTTGAGTTTGCTCTTCAAAGACTTGTACTCTGAATCGTAGGTCTTCCTGGCGGACCGGGATTGCTTGGGCGGGGTCAAACGGGTGGAGGATACCCGGGCCTTTCTAGCCAGGGTCTTCAGGTAGTTGGCATGGGCGGCGTATACTTCTTCCATGGGGAGGCCGGTGCTCAAAGTCCTGGCATCCCTCACGGTCTCCATTCGATGAAGCTTGGTCTTCTTGTATACAATCTGACCGGTCTTCTTGTTGACGTAACTCTCCCCGGTTTCCTCGTAAACCTTTTCCCCCGTCCTCTTGTCAATCGGTCCGCCCTTTGCCGCAGACCTGGGCTTGCGCTTGTTGACATAGACGGGAGACTTGGCCCGTGACACAATTGTGGAAGCTCCACCGGATTGGTACTTCTTCTTCAGACCCTTGATGTCGTTGTCCAATTCGGACTTCTTGTAATCGAGCTCGTGCTTCTCGCTGTCGATGACGACCATCGAATGGCGGACGGCTCTGGCCAACTCAGAAGCAGTAGCACCTTTGAGTGTCATATCGGTGATAAGGTTCGACACCTTGCCCATCTCGATTTGCTTCTGCTTAGGGCTGATAACCTTCTTGCGCCCCGACTTGATGTCCGACTGCTTCATCTTGTACTGGGAAGTGGAGAAGTTCTTCAACCCAGCGAGAGCTGGGGTGGACTTGATCTTACCGTGGTTGTTCGGAACAACCAGCACGGTGTCGCCATCGAAGTCAGCGCCCGATAGTCGCTCAGCAACCTTGGCGTTGATACCGACGGCGTCGTACGCCTTGCCGAGAATGCGCCGACTCTTGGCATTGCGATTGTTGACAACAACCTCGGGGATCTCAAACGTGCCCGCATGAGGATACCGAATGAGCGCAACCTTCTCCCCATCTCTGAAGTTCGGAGCATAGATCTCATTCTCTTTGAGATGTTTGAGCGGAAGAATGACCTGCGTTCTCTGTCGAGGCATTGCCGCCGCCTTCATGTAAATGGCAGCTGAATCAGCCTGGTCGGCAAATGATTCCAGAAGTTTCTTCTTCACAACCGGGTTGGTCAAGGAATTGATGGTGTCGTAGTCCTTCTTGTATGCGTCACGAGTCTTGCCCAATTGTTCACGGGCAAGCTTAACGCTCTGCTTGGAAAGGACCTGGGACGAAAGAGTCTTGGCCCACTGGTCCCAGTCACCCTCTTCACGAACCTTGTTGACTGCACTCTTGTGTAACTTGCCGTCCTTGCCCTTGAACATCTCGGGCGGAGCGGTGGTGGACTTGAACGGATTGTCGGGGTCATCTTTCAACTTCTTGAGCACAGAATCGTCGCCATTGCCAAGAACCGGAGTGCCCTTCTTCTTGTTGGTGTTGAACTGTATGTCAACACCCTTCGGAAGGTCCTCACTGTACATGGCCATACCTTTGAGATAATGGGTACCATCAACAGCGATACGAACTTGTGCATAAGAGGAGCGTCCAAGACTCAGATCCTGAACGCCAGGGCGGATCTCAATGACGCCGTCCTTCTCGGCTCCACCATCCTCGGCGTACACGACATGCAGTCGTTTGGAAGAAATGCCTTCCTTGTTCGGAGAGATCTTAACAAATGTGTGCCCGTTGTCAAAAGACTTGGCGCCGGGGATTTCAATCGAGTCCCTGTTCTCGAAGCAGTCCTTCTTCGTGGCGCCTTTCGGCGCAAGAACCTTGACGGTCGTCATCTCCCCCGTGCCGAGCTGCTTTACCTTCATGGTGTGAACAGTGTAGCCCTCGTCTTCAAGCTTCTTGACTGAAGCAGCAAGACGGGTGTCACTGACACCAAGAATGGTCTCGGTACCCTTGCCGATGTCAAGATACCCACCGTTGTCCAACTTATCACGGAGTACATCGGAAATGTTCGACGTAGCCTCGGCACGCTCTTTGGTCTGTGGAGCGAGCAACTTGGTCACGGTCGACATGGAGATGCCAAGCTCCTGCGAAATGGCGGACTTGGACCAACCCTTATCTCTGAGAGCCATTGCTCGGTCGGAGTTTAAAGAACGGAGGTTGTTCTTCTCAACAGACTTCCTGGCTCGAAGGTCACGAATACTCATCCCGAGTGCTTTCGCGATCTCGCTCTCGCTCATGCCGGACTTGTGCATGGTGTTCACCGCGCCAAGAAACCCACCGCCGTGCTGATATGGATCCTCGCCAGAACCCCAAGGATAACGACCAGAGCGTCGTGGTGTCCCATAATGGAAGAGTTCGTCTTCAGCAATGATGTACATCATTCACCCTTTGCGTTCTCTATCAGACGATCGAAATGAACAATAAGATCCATGAGATGCGTGACATCGTCCGGGTCAGGCTGCTCAATTGCGACAGCGTCGTTCTGATAAATTCGAAGCTCTGTGTCAATCTCCGCAGGCTTGATCTTGTACTCCAAGCAGAACAGACTCGCATAGATGTAAAGCTGTTTCATGCTCACACGTCCAGTACCGGTCTTCAAATCGTGAATGCGCAACAAGCCCTTACGATATGCGATGGCGTCAGCAGTGCCGAAACAGTTCGCAGAATAAACAAGCGGCTGCTCGGGGGTCATCTTGAAGCCGATGGCATCATTGACATATGCGTTGATGGTCTTGTCATTGCGCGGCAACTTGATTCCGAGGGAAATCGCCTTCGCCGCGAAAGCATGGAGCTCCGTCCCCTTTGCTGCAGCTTGCGCCGTGCGAAACGTGGCGAGGAGCTTCTCGTCATCGTAGTTGACCCAATGATACTTGGACGCGCTCAGAAATGCGTGTTCACCTACGAACGCCGAATGTTCGTTCCAGTTCATTCAGAACCTCTTCCTCCGTCTCTGGAGAAATGAACGAAGCGTAGCTCATCTCACCAAGTATGCGAATGTAATAGTCTTGATTTGGACGACGTGGTGCATTGGCTGACCGCTTGCATTCTAAGCAGGCCCACTTGTCCTTGTACAAAACAAGAAGATCGGGGAATCCCTGCTTGTAGTTGGCGTCGTTCTTCATGACTATACAGTCGGGAAACCGAATCTTGAGCTTGACAAGGAGATTGTGCTGGAATTCTGATTCCTTCATGCCCCTCCCCCACAGGCCAAAAATAAGTTGAGGTGTGAAGAGATACGCTCTTTTGAGAGCGAATTCGATCATATGATGAGATATAATCTGAGTCTCCTCATTAAATAACGTGTAAAAAGCAAAGAACCCCTAGTCAAACGCATGTTTTCGACTCTGTATGTCAGAAAAAACTTACAAGACGGGTAGTCTTGTAAGTTTGTAGATTCAGATTCGGTCCAGTTTCAGTGTAGTTGCTGATGAGTCGATCTCGTAATCCTTCCCCATCTTTTCACATGCTTTCTTGAGCATGTGATCGACGAAAACGATTCGACGCACGGTCTTCTTAGAAATGTTCTTCTTGATGAAGATTGCATTTCCATCGTACCTGGTATTCTCGTTCCAGTCGGTCACGAATGACTTCGGCATGCACAGAATGAGGTTGGATTTGTTGAGACGAACATCGACAATGTTCTTGAACATGACGTTTCCTTTCTCTCATAAGAGAACGTGAAAAAAAATGCTGTGACTAGGGGTTTTGCATGCCCACTTTTGTGCCCAAATGTGTGTCCACGGTCTGACTAGGGGTTTTACTTGAGCGAAAAGTCGACATTTTGGTGAAACCCCTTGTCAGAGGGCTATGCCCACTTTTGCCCAAAACATACCCAAAACTCTTATATATATATTACTTTTTATATAAAGTTTTTAAAGAGAAAAGTGGGAATTGGGCAGAAAAAGGGTAAAACCCCTAGTCGCACTGTAAATGAACCATGCCCAATTTTTGGGCAAAAGTGGGCAAAAGTGGGCAAAAGTGGGCAAAAGTGGGCAGAACTGTCCAAAAACTAACAGGCCGTGTGGACCTGTTAGTTCTCTCAGAGCTTAAACATGCGATCCCTAAACCGCGATCGAGCTCTCCTGCTCCTTGATGTCCGGCGCGGCGTAGACAACATTATCCAGGAAGTTCCGCCGGAGTGGTCCATCGAGGAGTTTGGCGATGTCGCGGGACGCGTCCATCAACTTCCAGCCATCGATATTTGAACGGTACTGCACGACATTCAGCTTGCCCACCCGGCCACGCCGGACACGCAACTGATGATCTTCGATCTCATCGACCACAACGTGATCCTTTTCCAAGGACCCGTTCTCAAAAGTGCTCACTCTCCAGGAATCAGGCTTGGTCATGTTGATGTACAGCATACCATTTGTGAGGTGAATCCCGAGATGGGTGTCGGTGTAGTGGTCGATGTCAAGGTAGTTCTCATTGGCCCAGGTGATCAGAGTCTCGACCCAGGACCGAATATTGGTGCACATGATTTTGTTCCTTTCTATTATCATATCTTGTCATGAATGAATCACGCCGGGGTTCCAATCATTGTGATAATGGAGTAGGTACCGATGAGTGCGAACACACTCATGAACAGTACCATGCAAAGCACAAGACTGTCCCCCCACTCAAAAGGCTTGCAGAAGAAGCTTTTCGCCAGTGCAATCGCACCAGCAATTGTGGTTCCGAAAAATGCAACGAAGAACATCCCACACATGAACATTGCAAGTGTATTGTAGATCATTTGAAAGCCTTCCTGTACCAAGAAGTTTCGTTGAACTTCTTCTTCTTCTTGAGAGCCCGCGACACAGCGAGCTCATACTTCGCATTGGATCGAATGAAGTAGTACCACAAGTCCTTGTACGGGGTGTTGACTCTGTCAATACGCCCCATGGCCTGTTCCGTCTGGCGATACGAATAGGACTGACTGAAGAACACAACAGTGTCGGTTTCGGTGCAGTTCCATCCTTCGGAACCAGAGTTGTACTGAACCAAGTAGTACCAGGAGTCTGTGTTCGGAATGGGTTCGTGTTTGTGTCCATTGTACTCCGCCACAGTGCCCTTCAGAACGGCCAGAGACCGCTTCAGAGCGTCCAACTCGAAGTCGTGGTTGTAGAATATGATGGACTTCGGATGATGGTCTAGAATGCCGTACAGAGCATCTATCCGGGATGGATCAAGATATATGATCCGCCTTAGAACCGAGAAGTACTCACTGGCCTGTTCAATCGGCTTGTCGTCAAAATTGTTCCATCTTGAGATATTCAGCAGTTTGACTGCGAATTTGTCATACCCGCAGGGGACATACGTCGTATGCCGAATCGTGCCGCGTTGTACAATTAGATCCACCAAGATCTGATCTCGAAAACGTTCCAGTCTCTTCGTTCCGATGTATCGTTCGATCTGGGGGTACTTCGTGAAACGATTGAACACGCAATACTCGCGCTCGAAGTCGGTCTTGCTCTTGATGAATCCATTGGCCTTGAACACCGGCACATAGTCCGACCAAGTGTCTGCTGGTGTTGCCGTCAACAAGATCCAAGTGTTGTTCTTGGCAATCTTGTAGAATGAGTTGACCCATTGTCCATTCCCGACAAGATGCTGCTCATCGAAAATGAAGAAGCCCCCGACGACATTAACATACTTTTTGATGTTGTTCCAGCTGTCGATCGTTACGCTGATCTGGCACGGCTCGTGCTTGCTGATGGCGAACCTCGCCAGTTCTTGTTCCCATTCCAGCGAATCCCGCTTCTTCGCCGTGGTGATGATGAACAGAGGGGCGGGCTTGTGGTTCTCCAAGTAGTACACGATTGACGTGATACTCTTGCCACTGCCCACCCCTCCGCTCAATATGCACCCGTCGCGAAGATTGTTAACCGCGGTTCTCTGCTGTGGCAGAAGAGTCGGCGGCATTCTTCTTGGCCTTCCTCATCAGATTCTTGATGAACACGCTGTCTTTCCGACAACTGAACATGATGGAGTCGCCCATCGCGACACGCGCCGTGAACTTGACGATGGACGGGTCATCAAGGCTTGTCCCCCACGAATAGTCATCAGAGTCAACCAGTGCTGCCAGTTTTGCGGCGATCTTCTCGCATGCTTTCGTATATGCGTCACGATCGTCCATGTCAGAACAGCTTCTTCTGGTACTTGTTGAAGTGCACCAGTGAATAAGGAGAGGCGTACTTCGTGATCGCGGACCCATCCCTGTGGTACAGCACGAATCGGTACATCGATTGTGATCCTGTCGGTTCATCGACCATGCAGAATTCTGCATCGTAGATCTCGACGAGAAACTCCTTGTACTCGTTGACGTGGTCTGAGGTTGCTGTTTCATGCATCATACTTCTCCGCGAAGACATCCTGATCGATGGTGACGTACATGGACTTCACGTACGCCTTGACACCCCGGTTGCCGTTGACCTCCCACCGGTAGGGGCGGATCACGAGATCAACATTCTGAATGTCGGCCCAGTCGAGCATGTCGACGGTGCTCTCATCGAGATACGTCTTGTTGCTGCCAGAGATCAGAACGATCTTCGGGGGGTAGCTGTTGAATGCTACGGTCACCTGGAGGTAGGGCGTCTCCTCGTCGTCCTCGTCCTTCGGGCGAAGTCGCTTCACGTTCCAGCCGTCTTCGCGGAGACGCTCGGCCATGTCATTGTCCGGAATGACAACGCAGAAGTTCCTACGTCCTGCGAGATTGAACCGGCTCTCATTACCACTGAAGTTGCGGAAGAGAATATGCGCATTCTCAATTGCGATGTTGTTTGGCATTGTTTTCCTTTCAAACGTTGATTGCTGCGAGGAAGCGCTCGGCGTTGTCCTTGTCGAACTGCGCCGACTCAAGACTTCTTCTCATGAGATGCAGATTCTGATTCGTTTCGTCATCTCGCTCATATTGACTGTCCTGTTTGATACGGTCGCTCAACATGTCCACACGAGCGCTGATATCAGTAAGCCGCTCCTCCATGGCTCGACGAGCCCCGCAGTTGATGAGAAATTCCTTCTGCTTTCGCGTGAAGAGATACTGCTCTGGGATTCCCACAGCGACGAGAATCGAGATGATGGTGTTGAGCAGATTTTCAAGAGGAACAAACTCGTCACCGTTCCTGGTGTACAGGATTGCAGTCTTGATTTCGTTTCGCGTGAATCGCATGCAGACATCGTTGTGACAGTAAATCCATCGGTCGTCGACGTATTGCAGCTTGCACCACTCAACACGATCACCGTTGCTGTCGATGACTGGTTGGTCTTGGTCCCTGATGTGCCAGTTGATCTCGTACTGGGTATCGCAATACTCCTTTTTCGACAGCTTGATGTCACGAAGAGCGACGAGCATTAGCGTCGCGTCTTCTTCGATGTTTCGACTAAAAGACGTGATCTCGACTCGATCGATGTAGCTCATGCGGTAGTAAATCATTTCTGTTCCTGTTCTGCGAAGAGCATGGCATACTTCACGGCGAGCATGTCATTGATTCTGGACTGGTATTCACTCTTCTCAAGAGTGAGGCGCTGAATGTCATAGTCGGATGTGGTGGGATCTGTCATCTTTTCATTGCAAGATTCGATCCAAGTCGAGTGCGCATAGATCATGACATCGTAATGGTTCAGAGGCATTATTCCACTACTGTTGAACATATTGACGAACTTGCACGGCGGTACGATGTCGTTGCCTTTTGCTTGAGTCACGTACCACGAACAAGTGTCCAACAGCAGATCATGGATTGTCATCGTGGCAAGATGTTCACTCACGTTGACCGGATAAAGCGCGTAGCCGACCGTACAACTGTCAATGTCGTCGCGAGTGAACTTGGCCGGGTGCTGTGGGACGCCACCCTCCGGGGTCTTGCCGAAGTACCAGTCTCGACCGTCGAACATGACACGGATAAGTTCTCCGTCATTACGCCAACAGTTGATCGCGTATTGACGACGAGAATTGTCGTTGACCAGAGAATCACGAAGATACACGGCCGTGATCATGTTAATGATGTTATCGTTTGGGTCGTCCAGACGTCTTACATCTTCGCCGATTGGGAGGATGTCGACGTTGTCGAATTCTTTTGAGAGTTCCATGATCTCCTTTCTACAAAAAGTAAAAAAGGAAGAGCCGCGGCTACTTTAGCAAGCACGGCTCAACCTTTGTCGAGTTTGGTCAGATGAGTACGAATGCGTCACCCTCTTTGAGGTTCTTGAAGACGATCTCCTTCTCGTCCGCATCAAGCATTTGGAAAATGTGCTTCAGCTCAGAGTAGAACATCCAGACGTCCATGACTGTGCATGGAATATCAGTGTTCCTGGCTTTGAGCGCTTGGTCATTAAGCCAACGCATGTACTGCGGAGTGCAGTTGAACGTCTTGCAGGTCCCGTTGATTCGGTAATCGTATCGGTACATTACGTTTCCTTTCTCTCATAAGAGAACGTGCAAAAAATATCACGCAATGAACTCGTCGAAGCTACCGTACTTCTCAATCGCGCGCTTCGCTTCCGACACTTTGTCATACCAGAAGCTCATGTCGACGTCGTCCTCGTCCTGCACCGCTTCGGCTTCGGCCCAGAGATGCCCCTTGGTGTCTGACAGAGCATAGAACTTGTCACCATCATGTCGCAACAGTTCCCCTCCGTTCAGCACGGGGCAGAACGAACCGACACGGCCGACGAAATGATCTCCGTCATGCTTTCTGATTATGATGTCACCTTTGCTCACACTTTTGGCGAGGCATAAATCCTCGAATTTGGTATCCTCCTTGCTGAAAAGCGTCTTGAACACATATGGGACTTGGAACTGCAGCCCCGTTGCGTGCCATCCTTCAGCGTCGTGAGCAACATAGACAGCATCGTTGACAAGACACATTCTGTCATAAGTCGATTCATGCTCGAATGTGTAACCGTACTTCTTCCCGGCATTCATGACGAATTCGATGATCTCTGGCGTTGCATCAGGAATCTTGATCGAGTCCGTCTTGATGTGCGCCACGGTGAACCCACGCTCTTGGACCTGGTGCTTCAGCCAGACCATGAACAGCGCCCCGCGCTTTGCCACGATGTTGTCCTTGTTGTTCTGACCAGAGTTGCCGTTGGCTCGGTTGCCGAACTTGGCAGCAGTCAGACCATACATGGAGTTGATCGGGATCTTCAAGGAAGTACTGAGGATCTTCTGCTCTGCAGGATCGTCACTCACATACGGAGCAAGCTTGCCACCGTACATGGTCTTGAGCTTGTCGAGTTCGCCATGCTTGATGGCAATACGGGCTTGCACAAGATCGAAATACTTGTTCGTGTATTCATCCCCCCACAGGTTGAGCGCTTTGATCGAATGAGGGTGCATGGATGCAACATCAAGAAGCGCGACATTCTTGTAGATGCCGGGTTCCGAATAAACGTATCCACCCTCTCCGACTTCTTCGCCCATGTATGTGGACTTGCCGAACTTGTACTCATAACCCGGGAACTCCTTGGACAGATCTGTCCAAATGAACTTCGGGTTCCGGTCATTACCGAAGACCATCTGCTGTGTGATCGTGTTCGTGGTCGTGTTCGGCGTCATGCCAACAATGTTCGCAAGCATGCACCGTGCCTTCCAGTCCTCCTGTCGTTCGTTGAAGACGGCTTGAGTCGCCTTCACATCATTGCAACAGTATTCGATGACTTTCGGCCACAGTTCCTCAGGGCATGGCTCATCCCAAGGGATGCCCATCTCCTGGTGGTGAATGCCAAGTTCGATCTCCCACTTCTTGAGGCTTTGCTTCTTGGAGCAGAAATCGTACACATCGGCGTACGACAAATTGTATGCCTCACGGAACATGGCGGTTCGGTCACCGGAAACAATCTTCTGCGACAGCTTGAAGAGCTGCTCGTTCGAGTAGCCCATCATCGCTGCGTAGAGAATATGATTGTCGTAGCGCCTGTTGTTGAACCCGATCAAGCGATTGTTGATCAAATTCTCAACCTCAGTCGGCTTCGGGTTGACCATCGACACGCAGTCACCGTCGATCGTCTTGTAGCAGATGACGAACAGATTCGGGTACACCTCAACGTCGTAGAACACAATCGGTTCGTTGTCGTTGAACGGCGTGTCGGGGGTCTCGTCATCACCGGACCGGAAATGCATCTTCGACACCTGCTGCAGACAGTAATCGGAATGATGAGTACTCCGCATGGCGAATGCCAGAACATGACCGCGCATGTCGTTCAGGTCATACGATTTGCCGGACTTGTACGCCTCATCAAGAATGTGCTTGATGAAATCGATGCTCGGCTTCGTACCAGGATGCACCTCCTTGCGCAGGTTCTTCTCGATGAGTTTGCGAAGACCCGTTTCGCTGGCAAACGTGTTGTGGTCAATCACCTTGTTCTCCTTGAACGGAAGCCCGCTTGAAATGTGGGCTACCAGATCGTCAGTGCAAAGACCCTTTCGGCGACGCAGAGACGCTTTGCCGGACCACGTCTTGATCTCGATGCCCGGTGCATACACGTTGGCCAACTTCCCCGGATTGCCGTCATAGATATAGTGCAGATGCAGTCCGTTGCCTGAGCGACTGGTCTCACAGTATGTGCGGGGCCACTGCTCAGCCGCATCGATGTTCTTCTCAAGGCTCTTCTCCTCGTTATCCTTCAAATCGAAATCAATGACAATGTGATTGACCGGAGGCCTGACGAAGTGTTCACGACTCGTGTCGATATCCTTGAGCTTGGTAGTCACCATGTCCCACGGTTTTGCGGGAATGCCGTGGTCTGACGCGTATTGCGCTGCTTGATTCTCATACAAAGAATCAAGCAGGGAACTCTGATCCTTCAGATCAATCCAGCGGCGCTCGTCTCTATCATCGATTTTCTTCGCACCGAAAATGAGCTCACTCTTGAACTCGCTGTACCAACTCCTGACTCTCTCGTCGTTGATGATGGCTCGTTCTTCGAACTTGCCGAAATACTCTTTCAAATCTTCCTTGAAAGCGTACATTGGCAGAATATGCACGATCTGTGAATCGGCGCAGTACTGTTTGTATTGCGCATAAGCGGATCTAAGGCTGATACCGTCGTCATGCATGATCTGTCCGGAAATCTCGTCCACGAAGTTGAACACGACGTCCGTACGAAACATCATCTGGACCGGAACGTAATCATCGTAGTAGTGCTTGCCGAGTTTCTTGAAAATGTCAAGACAGTACTTCGCGATGGCTCCGTATTCCGTTGTGATGTCTCGCATCAGACGCAGATACACCGGTGGGCTGAATGTCTCCCCTGTTGGCGAGATATCGATCAATCGACGGATCAGGCCTGACTTCGCGTCGCTGATCTTCACCGGAGTGTTTGTACCGATCATGAGAAATGCATTCGGCCTCATGTAGTACTGCGGCTTGTACTTCTCGTTGATCGGAATCGTCTCGTGAGAGACGATCGAGTTCAACTTGGTGTTGTCGTCAATTCTGGACAGATCACCGTCGTGTTGAATGGCGACCAGTGGATTCGTACGAAATGGCTCCAGCGCGAACTGATTCGAACTGTTGCCGAGTGCCCTGGCGTCGAACGGCGAGCAGTACCCATCGAACATGCCTTGCACGATGTTGAGCACAGTCGACTTTCCAGCACCGCTCTTGCCATACAACACAACGAACTTCTGCAAATATCTGGAATCACCGGAGACTATTGCTCCGATGGACCACAGCAGCTTTTCTTTTTCAGCAGGCTCGTAAAGCTTGTCAAGAAGCTCATCGAATGCTGAGTGATCCCCGTCAATCAGTGAATACGGAAGAACGTGCGAAGCATAATCCGTTCGCTCAATCTTCTCGTTGGCGAACATGATGCGTCCATCAAGTTCCACCGCCGAGTCATTGAGCTTGGACAAGAACTCACGGTACTCCTTCCACGACCTGGTGGAGTAGTCCGTCATGGAGAGCACCTTCGGGTGCAGTTCCTTTAGTTCGTCAGCTTTCGCGTAGAGTTCGTGGTCAACAAGACGAGCGACGTCGTACTCGTCCGTTGACCACAAACCACGTTCTTCATTCCAGATTGCGTAGAAGGCTCGTGCACGGACCATCAAATCCTTCGAACGGCCTACGCGGAAGGCTGGGGCGATCTCGACCCCATGCTTGGTCTCCCGTACTTGTACCTTGAAGAAATCCATGGTCCGCCTCCTTACCAAATATCAGCGATCATTCCGTCCATGACGTAGTTGTTCATTTGCTTCCACAGTGACAACTTCTTCTGGTTTCCGAAATATGTTTGCGTCGGGAACCATCCGCCATTTCCGTTGGCACCGACATCACGGTTCAGAACACGTTCCACCTCATCCTCGACGCGGTTCACCCAGGTTGGGAGCTTCTCAGTGTGGTCGTCCGAGTACCAGCCAAGGTCTGCATTGGAAATGCATTCCTCAAGCAAATCCTTGATTGAATACTCCTCGTCAAGGATTAGACTCATGCGGTCTAACAGAGCCACTAGAACGAGCAGTACAGACGGCGGTTCGTCCACGTGCTCGTTGAGCGTCTCCTCACAAAAATAGATCGCGTCATCGATTCGGTTGTTGTCGTCTCGAATGTCTGAATGAAAGGGGATTTCATTCAACAATCCGCAGAGGTCCTTGTATCCATCGGGGGCGTAGAGATCGACGAGAATGTCACCCATCATCGACCTCGTCTTCCTCGTCGTCCTCCAGATAGTCGTGTTCCTCCCGCATGTAATCTGCGATCGGCTCCTCGATGATCTCCATGGAGAAACGCAGACCCTTTTTGTGATTGATGCAGAATCCACGATCACCGTTCTGCTTGGTGGCTTCACACAGATCGCCGATCAGTCCTTCGACGAAGTCAGTGATTGGAAGATCATTTTCATCAAGGATCATGTCGTCATTGATGAACCAGGAAAGATTCATGTCGGGGAGGTCATCGTGTGCGGAGTACGTCTCCTCGTCAGGATAAGTCCATCCAGGCTCATCGGTCGCGGCTTCCACCTTGCGGTTGACTTCCTTGACCGGACGAGGGCTGTTCTTCTCGTCCATCATGGCCTGGGCATCAGCAACAGCTTTGTCAAGATCGATCACGTCGTCGACAGGCTTGTGCACAACGACTTCCTCGTCATGCCCAGGCTCCGGTTCTTCCGTGTTCTCGACGGGCTCCAGAGTATTCTCTTCGAGCTTGTTCGCAGCGCGAAGAGCCTTGATCTTCTCTCGGGTGAAGAAAATGGCAACACCAGCAGCAACACCAGCAGCGGCGGCGATGATGTTCTTGTTCATTTTTAGTGATTCCTTTCAGATGAGATTGTAGATGACACCGTCGACATTGAAGTCGAGCTTCCAGGTGCCAGCGATGAAATCGGGATCCTCAGGAAAGTTCCTGGGGTCAGAGAGATTGAAGTCGACGAAGCCATCACCATTGTCCGGGCTCTTGACCCAGCCAACCAGAGCGCCCTCAGGAGAGCGAGGGAGGTCCAGCATGTCGTAGACCTCGTTGAGGAAGACGTGTCCCCTCGTCCTGAGAAGATCGTTCGCCATGTTCTGCTGCGTCTTGAGGAAGAGCAGCTGATAATCCCTACTAGGTTCCCAGTTCCTGGACGAACTGTCGAACGTCCGAGAATATGGGCTGTTGAACAAATCCTTCTTGAGAATAACATTCTTGATGCTGTTGTTCTCAGCGGTTTCGGGCACGTTGATCGCGTTGTCCGTGGCAACGGCCTTTTGCTCGACCCTGGCAGCTGCGTTTCGCTTGTTCCAAGCCGCCTGCAGCGCGTTGAGCGCAGAGGACAGTGCAGCCGTCCTACCGAGCATGATGCTGTGACCCTTGCAGATGCATCCGATTCCGACCGCCATCATGGCGAGCGACGGGCCGTACGTCTTGATGAACAGACCGGCGGTCTGCGCGTAAGAAATGGCGAGATCCTTCCTGTAGTCCTCTTCAGTGTACTTCTCGCCCATACGCTTCTCATAGACATCCGGATTGTCATGGCATAGGTTGACCGCATCGATCATCTCGTGATGATTGTCGACAACCTCGTTGTGGTGCTTGAGTCCCTGACGGACTGCGAGAACCGCGCTGCCTACAACAGCGACACAGCCAATGGCAGTGAGGATCGTCGGGGAGGACTCCTCGACGTGCAGCTTGGCGTTCTCGAACTTCTCACGGAAGCTCATTTTATCATTCCTTTCTTTGAAAGTCTGTAGAATATGGCGATTACTTGATCGTCATTCATTCGCTGGACCTTTTTGGCCCAGCGAGGGCCCGGATAACACTCGGCTACCCGGACCCTCATCTGGTTGACATTCATCGATCGTTCACCGCTACCGGTCGCGGAAGATCCAGAATGTACCCTTCACGAATACGCCGCGGGGATGCACCGCCGATGGAATACCAACCCCATTCTGCATCTGTGTACGAACTGGTGACTCCTGCAAGATCGTACAGGTCGGCCACCGTAGCGACATCGTACTGAGAGATCAGATCCGCCAACGAATCAAGAATTCGATCGGCTTCGTCTCGGCTGGCAAGGACGATTTCGTCGAAATCATGTGTTGCCCTCGCTCGTTGAGAATATGACTCCCTCGGCTTGTTGTAGAAGTTGTTGTAACTGACAAATGATCGATTGTCGCGAACGTTCTTGCGACGATTCGGTCCGCTGTCGCCAAACAACAGCCTCTGGATTGACTCCGAGACCACATCGGAAATGGTGTTCTTCGCTGCCGGAAGAAGCACATCCATCAAGATGTACTCGGCCACCGAGCGGCCATCCTCAGCGATGATCGATCGCTTGAGCTTCTTGCCCGTGGATTCCTTACGCCGTTGGCCTTTCGCTACCGCGTCGATCTTCGGCCTGTTGTTGTCCGAATAATTTCCGCCCTTCTCGGGCATGATGGAATTACTCGGCAGGGTCACTGCTGCCATTCGTCAACCTCACTTCTTGTCCATGGCCAGAGGATGCTTTACACCGTCGACCTTCTCGACACCAGCGATCTGCTGAATGCGATCCTGCGGAATGATCTGCTCGATGAACTTGCTCGCGTAGTCGGTGTCCTGCATCATCTTCATCAGGAAGGACTCGTAGCCTCGAGACTGCTTGAAATCGTTGAGAACATCCTCGTTCTTGATAAATCTCTTGCCGTCGTCCGACTTGACGCCAACGCTCTTGAAAATGAGCGTCTGGATGATCTGGAAGATCTCGCCGACCTTACGGCTGTTGGACAGACGCTCAAGAGTCGACTGGATGTCGCCAGCGGAGCTGAAAGACAGCTCGAGCATCTCAGGAACGGTCAGGTCGAAGTAGTACTTCTCAGTCTGCTCGTCGCCATTGTAATCGATATAAGTGATTTCACGGGTAATCATTGTTGGATCTCCTGGAACTTGTTTGTGATGATTTGCGGGTATTCCGAATAGTAACGCTGATAGAAATCGATCATCAGCGCAATGTCATGCTGATCTGCATGATCTCGTCTTGCGAACTCTGCTTCACTGTCTCCTCGACAAAACGCTCGCAGCTTGCGAACATCACGGGGAACGACCATCATGGCAACCTCCCAAGGCTTGAACAGCCTGGTTGCGCCAAGAGGATCAATGATGATGAGACGCTTCTTCTTGCTCATGTCGATGTCTGCTGGACGAATACCGTACTTCCAGATTCCTTCGACCGTCTCATATTCACGGACGTTGATCAACTTGCCTTGCTTCGCAAGGTAGTCGAAGTTGCAGTCATCCATGAACACATAATCTTCGCCATTGGTTTCACCAGAACGAATAGGACGAGTTGTGCAAGTGACGACCCGTTCCCATCCTTCCTTCGTGCAAAGCTTGTTGGCGAACCAGTTCTTGCCGCTGCACGTTGCTCCAACGATAGCAAGCATTCAGTACCCCTTGTAATAGTCCGGCTTCGGCACCGTGTCGTACTTGATGACGAGACACGGCTCTTCTTCGACGGTCAGGCATGACGTGAACCTGATGTCGAGCAGACGATCGGCGTTCCAACCGATGTCATCGCCAAGGCCAATCGGATCAAGCCCGAGAAGCCCGTAGAACACGTTCAAACTGATCCAGTCCTCCTGAAGGAGCCTGGCGTTCAACGAGTTTTGCGCCTGACGGATCTTCTCAGCGTCGATCCTGAAATATCGTCCTGACAGATCGTCCATGGTGAGAGGCTGAGGCCCGTTTATAATCACAGCGTTGTTGGAAGATGCCACCTTCTGTTCAGAAATGGCATCGTCGATCTTTTGCTCCTCCTTCTCGCCAAGGACATTCTTAACCTGACCCTTGTATTCCTGTAATGTAGTGTCCAGAATGGAATACGCCTGCATCAGGTTCGCCCCACGCTTCAGAGCAATATGATTGCCGCAGAACAACGTGGAAATGGTCGCCACAGCACAGATTGCTGTCGGAAGATATATCTTCCAAGTGATCTTGACCTTCTCGAAAGCCGTCGCATTCGTCTGATTGTCGATCTCGTAATCACAAATCGCGGCGTGAGCTTTTGGGCCAGCCTTGGCAGCGAGAACCGCGGTGCACACAACGCCGATCGAACCGGTTGCTGTGAGAATCAGCGGAGCATGATTGTTCGTGAATTTGTTGATCGACTGAATGATATCGCTTGTTTTGACATTCATTGTGTCACGCATTCATAGGATAGTTGATGCCGTAGCCGTTGTTTGGACATGGTCCTCCGTAACGGTCAAAGGATACAAAATATCCGAAATCCTTGTCCATTGACGAGCCATCGATGGCGATCATGGTGTCAATTAAAGTTTGATCTTGATCAGACAGCGCTCTCATTGGGAAGTACTCGATTTGGTTTTCTGAATCGGTTACAAAACCGCGCTTTGGGGTATGCATTGTGGTTTCCTTTCTGTGTTGAACAAAAAAAGGATACAAGCCGTGTTAGGGTTTGTATCCTTTGTGAAGTTCACTCTTTCTGATCGGGTTCTGTGAGGTCTTCGGTAGTCTTGTTCCTCTCGTGCTGAGCAACGATGTGATCATACATCTTGTCTCCGATCTTGTTCGAGAGCTTCAGAATGCAGTATCCGATGCCAAGGCCAGCAGTCACTCCGGCTGCCGCGATGGCGATGTTACTAGCGACAGAAGTCTCTTCGTCAGAGGTTTCGACGATCTCATCGGTGTCAACTTCGGGAATCTCGATGTTGTCAGACATGATGGTTTCCTTTCGTAATGAGTTCTTCTCATAAGAAGACGTGCAAAAAGCACAAGCCGGTTAAGACTTGTGCTGTTGTGTTCAGTTTAGGATGCCCAGATACATTCCGAACATTAGCATTCCGATCACCAGCAGTGAATATATCAGCGCAGCGATGAATTGAATGGTCTTATGTTTGTTTTCCATGGTTTCTCCTTTCTCATAAGAAGACGTGCGAATTAAGAAACGTACTTGAGCCGTTCTGGTGCCATGTGTTTCTTGTCAGCTTTCGCCATAAATGGAGTGAGTTGACGGTCCAAAATATGAATTCCGTAGCAATACCAATCGCCCGGAACGATGAACAGAAAATATGCATTTGTGTCATAGTTCCGTTCAGCCCACAAATCAAAAGACTGCTGATCTTCCACACTCAATCCACGTTTTGCCATGGTTGCTCCAAAGCAAAAGCTACAGGCCGTGTCGGGGTCTGTAGCTTTGATGTTACTCCTTGTTATTAATGTCCTTTGCGAGCGAATCAAGCATAACAGCCAGAACGATGACCGCCAGGACGAGTGTGATGGGTGCCACGGTGATTACGGACACGCAAATCACAAACAGGTCCACAAGGCAGATGAGAATCTTGGCGATGAACATGATTGCGTAAAACATTTTTTCTCCTAAAAGTAGTGTTTCTCATAAGAAGACGTGCAAAAAGCACAAGCCGGTTAAGACTTGTGCTATTGATGTCACATCCTTTCAGATTTCTTGTTATCATTATCTGCGAGTGCAACCAGCAGCATGACAGTCGTGACAACCAGCAGGATCATCAGCGGGTTTCCGTGGACTAGCGATGCCACGGAAACACCAAGGATGAATGCAGCGAACACGACAGCGCCAATGCTTTTGCAGATGCGCGTGAACATTTTTTCTCCTAAAAGTAGTGTTTCTCATAAGAGAACGTGCAAAAAGTAATGCGCAGTGTAAATTGCACCACGCATTACTTTTGAGATTACATCGGTCAGTTCTTGGGAATTAATCCGAACGCCTTCGTTGTAATCGCGTTTTTCTCCTCATACGCTAGAATAATCAGAATCGGAACGACAGTACCGATGACCGGCATTACGTAATCCTTCCAGTTCTTCCGGGGGGTGTAGCAAGTTGCTTTCGCTTCCATCAGAACTTTGAGCTCGTCGGCTGTCTTTTTGGTTTCTTCCGTACCCGGTTCATAATCATCCATCTTCTGAAGATGGTCCTCGATAACGGTATCGAAGTGTTCGGAGAGATTATCCTTCATGATTAGTCCTTTCTAGTCTCTCATTAAGAGCTGTGTGAAAGATAAACCGAGAGATCGACATGCGACTTCTTCCGAAGTTCCGAAATATTCTTGTCCAGCACCAGATACACTTCATCAGCATCATTCACGATCAACGAACCATCGTTCACTCCGCGGGTTGGCGAGTCAATGGACGCCGACAGTAAAAGTAAGCACAGCAATACAACAACACAACAAACCGTCTGCACCACATCCGCGACGTCGAAGTCGATGGCGTCAGTGACGATGCTAACGATAATTAGTGCGATGCATACTGCGCACAACAGCAATTTGTTACGTGTGTTCATTGTTGTTCACTCTTTTTACTTTGCGGTTTCGTAGACTGTCATTGGTTTTCAATGGAAGTTTCTTCACTTCGTCCGAAATACGCTCAGCGATACCATTTCCACCATATTTCATATACGGTTCGTACAAATATTTCATGAAATCTTCATATTCGTCATATGTGATCCAACCACGAGCGATGAACCCCTCCCCGACATAAATGATGCGATCATGTGCGAGGCCGACGAGCAGCGTCTTTTCTGTTGAATTATGGTCGAACTTCTTTTGAAGTATTGCCCAGAAGCCATTGCTTGCGAGTACCGTCACGAACACGGTGACCAGTACGTCTACCCACGCTGGGCCACCGAAGAAATGCATCAGCCAGTAATCCCCATGATCGGACGAATACCAAGAGCTGTGTTGGCGGGGAGACAATCGGCCATACCATTCTTGCACACGCAGAAATGATCCCACTTCGCAAGCGTGTTGAGCCACCAACCATTGTCGACCTGCCCATCGCCAGACGCCATTCGGAATCTCGGGGCAAGGCGGAACAGAGCGAGCTGAGTCATGTCTGTGGTGTGGTTCCAGGCGAAAGCCGAGTTCGTATTCGATGCACCGGCGGGCTTCCCGTTCTGGATTTCGAACACCGGGGAACCGTAGACCATTCGCTCGGACATCAGCTCGCAAGTACAAACGTTCAGCCACGAGTTGGATGTTGCCATGCCACTGTCGGTCTGCGACGAGAATGGACGAGGAGCATTGAGGAGCGAACCACTGCCGAAGAAATTGTTGACCTGCGACACGATACCAGCGAACTTGGTACGGATGTTCGCCCCAACGTAGCCGCCTGCGTTCGTGGCGGTGGTGTTCATTACCGCGGCGCCCATCGAAAGGCGAGGAATTATGTTGACGTGGTGCGTCTTGACAAGAGTCGCACTGTCCCTACCAATTCCGTACCAATAGTCCATGTCGGTGATGATCCAGTCAGTCCCACCGTCGGACCAGTAATCACCGATGTAGAGATTGTCAAACGTGCCGGAACGAATGGCATTCTTCTGGTCGGCGGTGAACGAGCCGCCAAGCTTCTGTCCACGGTAAATGTTCCTGTGGAAATATGCGTTCTGCGCGAAGGTATCAGCCAGTCGTCCGAAAGCTTGAGTCATGCTGAGCTTACGAGTACCAGAAGCGCCATCAACAGCAACAGCGTCGGTTTGCGCAAGCGAAGTTGCTTCCGTGAGATCCGTGATTCGAGTCATTGTGAAATCCTTTATGAGTTGTTTGCGAACTTGGTGACGGCAGTGATAGTAACACCATTACTCGTGGTGAAATCAACAAGACCGCCACCACGGTAGAACTGAACTGTGTTCTCGACGGTGCCAGTGGCCACAAGTTTGTTGAGTTGATTTGTGAGAGAGGTGATCTGGTTCTGCAGATTGGCAGCCTGATTGGCGTTAAGTTGGTTTTTCAACGTGAGGAACCACGTGTTGAACGATGCCTCGAAATTGCTCTCGGCTTCATTCGCCTTCGTCTGAGCGTTGCTCACGATGTCGTTCATCAAAGCGTTGTACGAAGCATCCCACTTGTCACGAATGTCGTCAACGGTGACCGTTTGAACAGGCGCCGTCACGTACGGACACCATGACGTTCCAACGAGATTCGTAATGTTCGACTGCTGAATCGAAGAATCGCCGGCCGCGAAATTGATGGCGAACAGAGGTAGCGAGTTCCGCCCCGCTTTACGATCAGTGATCGCGTTGAGCAGTTCCTCGTAGGATCCGTAATAACGCTGCTCGTCGGTTATGAACCTCGCAAAACGGTAATATGGTTCCACCTTCAGATCAAGGCTCACCACCGCAGTACGAGGCTCCGTCGAACTTGCGTACTCCGACACATTGATTTGCATCAGGTACACAGAATCGTTCTGAACCCACTTCTTGCTGATCCAAGCCTTGCCGGATCCGATGGCGATGGTACTTCCGTCGATGACTGTCGCCTTGAACGCATCCCCCCAGTTGGCGAACACGCCCTCGGTGATGACCCCTTCGAACGGAATGGCCATGTCCTCGGCAGAATATGTACGGTCTCCATCAATACTGTTCCAGAATCCACTTCTAAAAGTCATGTCATTCCTCCACGGTGATCATCGCGTTCACTGCGAACTCGAATGGAACAGACAGAATAGAGAAAATGAAATCTCCAGACTTCTTGCGGTGATTGATTGGAACAAGGAAGCACTCGCGTTCTGCGTCAACCATCCAACCCTCAACACGAGGAATGAACCAATTCGTTGGCTCGGACACGAGTTCTTTTCTGGCTGCTCGGGCCTGCTTGTACCTCTCTCCCGTAGGGGGAACGAGTTCGGAAATTGTTGGTTTGTTCATTTTCTCATCCTGTGATAGTTCGTATCGCCTTGAAATCAGGAACGATTACGATTCCATTCTTGTCAGCGGTGATGGTTATTCCATCTATGGTGCAAATGGCGCCGTTCCCCATGTCGTCGATGACGTTCACAGCGTCGCCGATGTAATAATCTCGCATATATGTCCACTGAATGTTTGGATCGACGTCCCCCGTGAAACTCACCTCCGTCACGTATTCCCGCATGGAAGAGTACCCATATGCTCGGAGCTCATCCATGTAAGTTTGCATTGGGACGTCGTTGTTGTTGTCGTCCTTCAACCTGACATTCGACCCGTCGATCCACTTCTCGACCCTTTTCATCCCAGAATTGAAACCACTGTGCTGATTTCCGTCAGCAGTACGTTCGATTGGTACCGTTATTCGAGGTCTTTTGTCTCCAGGATCAGCGCCGGTGACGTAAAACGCGTTTGCATACTTGTCACTGCTCTGAACAAATTCACTGGACTTAAGGTTGTTGAAATCACTGGAAAACGTGACCCAATCGTTTGTACCCTGGTTCCAACTACGATCAACACCGGTGCCGAGACGCCATCGCCACTTGTTGTCATCAGTGTGGTGCACGAAGATGTAACACATCGGCGATGAATATGTCTTCAAAAAGTCTGAAACAGCATCATAGATGTTCTGCCCGAGATATTGCTGGGAGATTTGATGATCGCCTAGTTCTTTCCGCCAGTTCGACATATCTCTGTACAAGCCGGTGATACCACGGTACTTATTGGCAGGATTTGTCGGGTCCGGCGCGAATTGTTGAAGATGCGGACCATCAATGCAATTCTCGTCAAGAAGTTTGTTGATGATGTCGCCGGGTGCCGCTGTGACATCGATCTGCTTGTAGATGACTCGTCTCGACGTGATGTGCTCCATCGACTTTCCCGTGAATATCATCCGCGGAGCGTCTTCAAACGTGTCCTTCAGATCGCGTTTGTCGACCATCATTGTGTGATCAGAGTCGGCGATTCTAAGAAACGTACCGAGCTTGATCATCTTCCAGAGGTCTGGATCGTAGTACATGTACAGCTCGAAATCGCCACACTCCTTGGCTTTGTCCGTCCAAACAAGTGATTCATAGTTGTCGACAACGGCTTGCAACTCCCAATTGCCGTCGTAGACAAGCACATCGTATGTCATCAGATCCCCTGGTGTTTGATGTCGTACTCGACTTCATGCTCGGATGCGTACTGGTTAATGTTGTCGCCCATGATCAGGCACGTAATCGTGTTATGACCTTGTCGGATTCTTGGCCAGTACGGGTTCGTACCAACAGAGTTAAGACAACTCGTCCAATGGTTCTTGTGCCAGATGCGGACATATTTGTCGCCGTTCTTGGTTCCGACCTCGATGTAGTCACCTTTTTCGAAATCTTCACCGATCTTGTTCTTGATTCGCGTCATGTCGATCTCAAGATATGAAGCGGGGTTGACGCTGTCGGAATAACGAATCCTCGGGATGTCAGCAAGCTTGCCGTAGAGCTTCGATCTGATGACAATGCCGTTGTCGAACGATCCAGAATACTCCATGTCAAGTTTTGCACTGTTTTGGATCTCTCCGAACTTCAGCGCATGACTGGACCACGTCACGACGTCACTTTTTTGATTGTTGACGTACAGGAAGTAAGCAGTGCCACCGAGTTCACGGTCCAGGTCACTCATGACCCCGATGTTCACAGCAGAACTTGTCATGTCATCGATCATCGAATTCAAATATGTTGTACGCCACGCATCATCTATTTCATATTGCATGCCCGCCGAGGGAATTATCTTCTCAATCAGTCTCGACAGGTCTTGTCCATAGCGATTCAAACCCTTTTTGTCAGACTTGACCCATCTCGCGTCAATATTCGGATCATTCGCAAAGTAGCGCAGGCCATTCTCTCCAAATGAAAACAAAACCTCACCGTCGGTCTTGGTTATGTTGTCGGCGAAGGGGAATTCAAAGCCACCCTTGACGCTTGCAACACTTGTAACCGTTTTTGCGGGAGAATAGAAGTACGGGTCCGGACAGACGATCGTTATCTTGACCTTGGTGATCTTGTCGAAAATGTCGGGTTCGCACTTCTCGACATACCCCGTTATGATGTACGTACCGGTGTCGGTCGTGAACACCATCGTGACACGAGTCTTCACCGTATAAGTCTTGTAAATCCACCGCCTGGCGTGCTCGATCGTCTTGCCGGGCTGAGCAACCACAGCCAGGGTGAGAGAAAGTACACGCTCCCCCACCCTGGCCGAGTTGTACATCGCACCATCATTCGTCGCGAACTGAGTCAGATTGATGTCTGCCCCAACCGGTCCGTGACCTTCGATCTTTGTGATGACGTAAGGGGCTTCATACACCCCAACGAAATTTGTACTGATCTCGTCACCGAACTGGTTGGCGACAGACACCGTCTTGATCATCGTGAATACCTCTTGATGTTCGAGATGAGCTCCTTCGTGTCGCGATAGATTTCGCGGCGAGTAGGAGCAGTCGGACTGTTGATGGTTTGGTTGAAAGTGACATTGTTGACCCCATTCGGGTTCGATGCACTTCCATTTTGAGTCTTCACGGCGTCGTTGACACCGACGGAGACTCTTGCGTTGGCGCTTTGACTGTTGAACAGATCACCCAGTCTCGATGCTGCACTTCGCACTTGCGAATCATCCACGGTTGGGGTGATCACAGGATTGAAGTCCGGATCGAGAGTCAGACCGTCGACAATCTCACGGAACTTCTCATTGATGCTCTTGCCGGTGCTTTCGGCGAGATTCTCGGAGGATCGCTTGACCCACTTCTCACTGTTGTCGATACCCCGGACAAGGCCCAAACCGACGAACTCGCCGATTTCGGTGGTCACCTTCGAAGGAGAAGCAATGCCGAGTTTCTCCTTGAGCCACTGGGGCAGCTTGTCAGCCAAACCGCGGATGCTATCCATCAGCTGGTTCTTGATCCGTTCGATTCCTCGCTTGATGCCGTTTACAAGAGCCACACCAATTGCAATGGCCTTGTCACCGATTTCATCAGCGTGCTGATCGATAGCGGTCTTGATTCCGTCAAGGAAATTCAGCAACAGATTCACACCGGAGTCGATAATCCGACCAATGTTGGCACTGACCGTGTCGATGAAGTTGACAATGATGTCAATGGCGATCTGCGTGATCTCACCGATGTTGTCCCTGATTGCTCGAAGGAAATCTTTAATGAGATTTATACCGGTCTGGATCAGCACAGGGGCAACCTGATTGATCGTGTTGCACATACCGATGATAGCATCTCGAACCAAGTCGAAGAAACTTGGCAGCGAGTTGCGCAGAGCGTTCAAACACGCCGTGATGATAGCGGTGAGAGCAGCCTCAATGGCAGGACCATTGCTACCGATGACGTTGCAAATGTTGATGAAACCCTGCGCGATGGCGGTGCACAGCACCGGAATCAGAGCAATCAGAGCAAGACCGCCAGTAGTTACAGCCGTGATAAGCGCCACGAAGGCGAAAACGAACAACGCAATGCCCGCTGCAGCTACACCAACGGCGATACCAATCAAAGCAATCGCCGCGGCCAGCAGCATCATTGGAACGACGACTTCCTGAGCCAAATATGCGGCAGCGATCAGAATGCCGAGTCCAACAGCAAGACCAAGCAACGCGATGCCCATTTCAGCAAGTGACATGGAACCGAGGACTTGCAACACTCCGGCGAGAATCATCAGGGCAACAGCAACAGCGATCAATGCGCCAGCACCTTCTGCAGCACCGCCACCCTTCATGAGCATCATCGCGCCGACGATCTCAGCAAGGACGATCGTCATCATGATGACACCCTTGAGATACGTACCCCAATCCATGCCGGCGAACTCGGCGATGATGTGACACATGCCCTGAATGGCGATCACCATGGCAAGCATTGTCGCCGCGTCACCGAATCCATTGTCGGGCATGACGAGGAACAGACCCATGAGCTCCGCCAATACCATACTGAGCATGGCGAAGCCTTTGAGATATGAATTCCAGTCACGCTTGGACAACTCGTCAATGACATCAACGATCTGCCTGATGGAGTATGCTGTGGCGAGAATGGCAAGGCCGTTGCCGATCTTCAACTTGTCGCCGGACATCGAGAACAGCGTCATGGCGCCAACGATAGCGACGAGGGCGAGAATACCCTTCACCAACTGCTTGGTGTCCATGTCACCGAATCCCTTGACCGCGAAGTAGAACAGAATCATGGACGCCGCCATGAGAATGAACTGTCCAGCGCCCTTGGCGACGTTGTCACCCTGCTCGAGAACCTTGGCCGCAGTTACCATCACAGCCGTGATGACGGTGATCGCAACAATTCCCTTGACGAGTTCCTTCGTGTCGAGCTTCGAAAGAAGATACACGGCCCCCGCGAGTAGGAGAACACCTGCCGCAATGGCAAGAAGCCCAGCCATCTTGAACGACGTTCCGATGTCCTTGAACATGTTCTTGAGGCCACCCGTGACGCTCTCAAGATTCTTCAAGAGACCGTTCTTCACGCCGGACATCAGATTCTCACTGTCTTCCTTGGCGGTCTTGGCGTTTCTGTTGAACAAGAACCAAGCGCCGATGATAACACCGAAGATCACAGCCAATGCGGCGGCGGCCGCCATTAGACGATCGGAAGGAATCAATGCAAGAATCCCCAATGCTACAGCAAGAACCAAAGTCGCAGCCGCCAATTTGAGAATTGCCGTTGCATTCAGATCATGCGTGGTGGCTTTCATGGAGTCCTTGTACGCGTTGATCGTGTCAACAATCGGCCCACGGGCGGCTTTGACGGTCTTGGCCAATTCGCTGAAAAGACTGCCAACTTTGTTGAAACTCCTGGCGAGGTTCACGAACGAACCGGCCATGATTCCAGTGAAGATACCACTGATAACGCTCACGAGAGCGTCCCAGGCGTTCATGCTTTTCAGCGATTCATAACCCTTGTCAACACCTTCCTTGATCTTGTCACCGAGCCACTTGAACTTCTCGCCAAGCCAGTCAAGTGCGTCGCCGATCTTACCCCTGTTGTCAAGCACCGCTTTCTTGATCTTCTCGAACTTCTCGGGAAGACCCCAAGCGTTGGCACCCTCTTTGATGTCAGAGCCCCACTTCTTGAACAACTCAGCGGTCTTGCCGCCCATGGCCGAACCAAGTTCCTTGATCTTACCCGCAGCTTCGTGCGCCTTGTCGCCAAGCTTGACGAACATCGTTCCGGCATCGTCATGAGCGCCGTTCTTGACGCCCTCGGCGAAATCCTTGATGTTGTCTGCAACGTGCTTGATCTTCTCACCGATTCCAGACCAGTCGATTCCGGCGAAGAAGTCCTTCACCGTAGTCAATGCTGAACCAGCGAGCTCCTTGATGGCCCCGCCAAGGTAAACAGCTGCTCCCTTGAGAGCGTTCCATGCAGCGATGACCGATGGCCCGCAGACATCCCAGACCTGTTTGCCAACTTCTTTCATTTTGACGCCGATGGAAGAGAGTTGACTTTTGAAGGTTTCCCAAGCCGTGTGAACGTCTGGACCGTAAACCTCGCGGATGTGCAAGCCGAATTCCTTGACCGGACCTGCGAGATTCTTGAACGCCGGACCGAGTTTGTTCAGTCCGAGCTGATCAATGAGATCAGTCAGCGCGTTCTTCTGCTCCTTGCCAACGAGAAGATTGTAGAAGTCGTCGAGTCGAATTCGACTCGCGGTCTTCCAAAGATCTTGGAGCTTGGCCTTGGCGACCATGAAACCGCCAGCGGCTGTGTCACGAGCCGCTTGTCCAACACGAGTGAATGTGTAAGACAGACGACCCCACAAAGTGGCATCGTCACCGGTCCACATGAGCTTCAAGTCGTGCAGAAGATTCTTGAACTTCTGCATTGACGTGATGGCCTCGTTGGGAACAGGCTTTGCTTCAAGCTGGAATCCGCCAGGAGGGGCATCGCCAACACGATGACGTTCCTGATCGCCAACACCGACGCCCTTTCGGAACAGCGCGTCCTTGACCTTCTTGCCAACGGCCTCCGCCTTGTCGCCGATCCATTCAAGAGCCTTCTTGACTACCGAGAAGTTCATACCGTTCATGTGATTCTGCAGCGAAGACAGTCCTTGATCCATCTTGTCGATAGCTGAGGAACCGCTGTCACCGAAGATCTTCGACATGCTGAACTTGCCGTGAGTCAACTTGTCGAACCAACCGAGAAGATTCCTGATCTTCTGACCAAGCCAGTCAAGAAGCTTGCCGATCGGATCGAATCCGTTGATCCACTGGTCGAACTTGACGATGACATCCCCGATGTGCGCTGTCAGCGTCAGAAGACCGCCAAGAACGAACTTGGTGATCGCAAACGCAGCACCGAGAATCGGCTTGACAAGAGCGGCGAACAACTTGAGCAACTGACCGACAGGCCACAATATGATCTTGATGGCCGAGAAAAGACCTTTGAACGTCCGGGTCAAGTTGTCCATCGCCTTGTCCGACGGAACCAGCTTCTCCGTGAGGTGCTGGAACCCGATCGAAATATCAGCGAGCGTCTTGCCGAGGTTCCCATTGAACGACTGCTGGAAAGCAATGCCAACGGCCTTCAATGGCGCGACAAGCGCCTTGACAACATTGGTCAACCCCTCAATGACAGCGGTGCGACCACCCATGTCCTTCCAGGTCTGGAGCATTGCGTTCCGGGCCTGTGAAGTCTGACCGACGAACCCGGTGATGGCGTTTCCGACTGTAGTGAACAGGTCCTGGGCTTCTTCGAAGTTACCGAACAGAATGGAGAAAGTCTGAGCCCATCCTGAACCGAGCTCTTCCTTCACCGTTCCGATCAACTGCGAGAAAGTTTTGATCTTCGTCGCAGACTCCTCGGCGGTCTTCGCCAGATCAACAATGGCATCAGCCTGATCCGCGGTGTACCCCATGGAAATGAGCTGTTCCTTGTTGTACTCACCGGCCAATTGAGACAGGGTCTCAACCATGATCTGGGACGACAACCATCCCTTGGACAGAGACTCTCGGAACGAACCCTCCTGCTGAATCATGGAGTCGACAGCAACACCATGCGCACGGGCAGTGCGTTTCAGAGCTTCCTGGAAAGCTTCACCACCCATGCCAGCATTGACAACCGAGTTCCAGTCCATGAGTCGTACCGTTCCCGATGAAATGGCCTGGCTCAACTGGTACATCGCAGTCGACGCTTGCTGCGAATTGGACCCGGACAAAGCCGCAAGATTTGCAATGCCCTTGATCGACGACACGGAATCCTTCAGACCGACGCCAGCCGCGGTGAACATACCGATGTTGTGCGTCATCTCTGAGAAGTTGTAGATCGTCTTGTCCGCGTAGGTGTTCAACTCATTCAGAGCGTCATTCACGGTCTGAATGTTCTCACCCTTGGACTTGGTGTTGGCAAGAATCGTCTGAACAGCATTCAGTTGAGTCTCGTACTCATGATAACCATCGAGAATCGGGTCGATAGTCAGAGCCTTGAGCATGCTCATACCAGCTGAAGTGACTCTCGACGCGAGAGTACCAATGGCTGCTCCAGCAGCAACAGACAGCGTTGAGAACCTGGCCTGAAGAGTGTTGGCGGACTCCGAAGCCTTGTCGAATGTGACCGTCTTCGCGGTGTTCGCCAACTTCTGAAGCGAATTCGTTGCCCCATCAAGGTTCAATGAACTCTTCAGAGTTCCGAGAGAATCAATGGACGACGCGACCTTTGTCTTGAAGTCTGCGTTGTCCATTTTCAGTTTTACGATTTGCTCATCAATCGTTGCCATTTGTCACCTCATTCCAAACGTCAGCAGCAATCTGATCGAAGACCGGACGCAACGCTGGATTGATGTAATCTCTACCCGACACGTAGCCACCGTTCCTCGTTCCATGCCCGTATTGGATCAACACCGCGATCGGTACACCATGGTTGACATTGGAATTGGTCCAGTAAATGGCCCAACCGGTCTTCGTCTTGTGGATTTCGTATCCCCAACCGAGGGCGGTGGCCCCGGTATCATAAGGCGTCGCTGCAGAAAGGGCATTGACACCACGTTGAGCATACTTTTCAAGATACTTGATCGGATCGAACTTCAAAAGACGTGACAAATATTCCTGCGTCTTCGTGAACGAACCAGTGGTCTCGAAATACACTCGGGCCATCAGTAGAATACACCAGTCTTCATGTAGGAATACTCGCCAGTCCTAGGATTCGTAATCGTCAAGCGCATCGTGTCGTCCATTGCTGTTTTCGATTGTTTGATCGTACCGAAGAATGCGCTTTTCATATGTGTACCGTGAGAATCAAACTCAAACGTGGAGAAAATGTGCTTAAAAACGTCGTTGTCGGCAACGTTCACCGAATCGGTCAACATGCGGTCGGCGTTGTTACTGAATGCAACACCAAAAATCGCTCCCCTTGGCACGCGGTAACCACCGTTACTCAAAAGAATCTTACTACCACCGTTAATTCTACCAGAACCAGAAACAACCGACGAAAACAACCGACATCCACGGATTCTGAAGAAGTGCAAGTCGTTATCGAGTTCCCAAGCCAAATCTTGTGTTAATTTGGTGTTGAACAACGGCACCATTTCCGGGGTTGAAATCCCGGCAATGATCGAAATGCCATGTTCATAACCGTTGACCGTCCAGTTGTTGACAGTAGGAATATTCAAACGCATGGTTGTTGCGCCAATGTAAGATAGAACAATCAGCAGCAAATCCCCTGGCTGTGACAACTGGTTGGTCAAATATGTTCTGACATTCTCCCCGAAATAGTCGTTGTCCTTTTTGTCCAATGGTGGACAATCATGAAGATGCGTGAACGAAATGTCGGGTAACGCTGCGGATCCACTGGAAATGGAATTAATGGCCGCCGCCATGTCGCCGGACTTGATGTACGCAGAACCGGCGCCCTTGGCTCTGATAGCGTCGCAAGCATCTTTGTAATGCTGATACGGCATCACCGCATGGTTAGACATTATCACGCTCCGTTCTGTGCGACATCAGTGAAATTGGCGAGAATAAGAGCAACCAACTGATTCAGCTCTTGCTGAGTCACCTGATGCTCTGGACCTTGAGGGCCTGGTTCGCCCTTAGGGCCCGCTGGACCGGTGTCGCCCTTAGGGCCCGCTGGACCGGTGTCACCCTTAGGGCCCGCTGGACCGGTGT